GGAAATGAGCGAGCGGGCCAAGGGTCGAGTCTCAACCTCGGGGGACATGACTCCTGTGTTCTACTCCGGGGCTACGGATCTGATTGACTACAAGAAGGGGGGTTCTTCACTGGGAGCCGCCATCTACTTGAGGGGCCTCTTCCGTGAGTACCAAGAGGGGGTGTTGTATCAGCAAGCTGCCATTGCTCTGAACATTGCTTCGGCGGCGTTCACGAGGTCCCCACAGGATGGTGAGTGGGTCGCGTTGCGGTTGTTTGACAGTTTCCCCGAGCTGGAGGGGTTCCTCAACGGCCTGGAGAATTGGGTCCTGGCGTTGTCCGAAGCCACCCGGTCAATGGCGGATGTCATCGTCAAGTACATCGGGTTCTTGCAGGGCATCATCACGGACCTTCAGCAGCTCATCCGGCGCATCAACTCCCTCATCCAGTCGCTCCTGAGTTTCAGCTTTGCCCTGCCTGAGTTCAGTGGGTTGGTGGTGCTCTCCGATGGGACGGATGGTCTGGTGTCTGACCTGGTGTCTGCGCAGAACAAGCCCTCGGACGTGCCCAGGGCCTATGGGGGAGGAATCGCTTTGGTTTTTCCTGTGGGGCCTTCGTTCATTTTCGACCTCATCGATTTGGCTGGTGGGCAGGAGCCGGATCCTGGGGCAATGACCACGTTGGTTCGGGCTCCTGATGCCATTGGCATCGAGCAGGTTCAACCTGCCGCTGGTGCAGCCCCAACAAACGAGCCGGATGTGCTGTAGGAGGTAGGTTATGCCGTCGTTCAGCAAAAGCAGTGTGTTCTCAGTGGGTTACTTCCGGGCCATCACACAGTGGCTCCTTCGGGAGCGCCGTGACGTGGTCGCTCGGATTGCAACGTTGACAGCGGAGATGACTCGTATTGGGTTCGTGACCATTGACTACGCTCAGGTCGATGAGGGGTCTAGCACCAAGGCGACCTATCGCCGGACAGGGTTCAAGGTGACGGCGGGTTCTAGCCTTTGCCGGCTGGTGCAGGCCTACATCGCGACTGGGGGAAACCCGCTCAACATCTGTGGGTTCTTGCATCCGGACACCACGGGGATGTCACCCGAGGAGGGTGGCTCCCTCGCCGTGCAGCAGGCCTATCCTGGTGGTGGTGCTCCTGGTGCGAAGTCGGTGCAGTACAACGACCCTCTGCCAGAGTCGGCTGAGGAAGGTAGCAACTACCCGAAGATGACCGGCTATGAGGGCTATCGAGGTGGGATGATTGACCATCCAGGCTACATCCCCGGCCGAATGGGTGGGCGTCTGGACCGTGGTGCCTGGGACAACAGCACGGTAACTCGGGTGCTGCACGACACCCGGAAGTGGGCGAACAAGGAGATCAAGTCCAGGTTGCAGGACAAGGAGTGGCAGATCATCAAGCTCTCGGACTGCTGGGAGCAACTTCGTCTCGAACGGCAAGAGACGTTGATGGAGGCCTTCGGAGGGTTGCTGGTGGACATGCCCACCCTGGACGAGGCCAAGTTCGACCCCAACCGGCTTGTTCAGGTCGTGATCGCCGAGATGTACAGCCTGCTCTATGATGTGAGTGATTCGGGCCTCCCTACAGGATTCCAGCCCAGTCCCACCCTGGGATTCTTGCGGTTCGCGCTGGAGGATGAGCCCGGTGATGGTATGGGGCTGATGGGCTGACGGTTTCGGGCCTATACCCCGCAGAAGAGGAGGACCGAGGAGAGCGATGTCCATCGAGTTCCAACTTGCCTGGCCATGTCCACACCTGACGGTGGAGGAAGTGGTGCCCTTGGGGGAGGACCGGAGGTCTCTTGACCCTCGGCAGCCTATTGCCGCCCTTGGTCAGGTACGTGTGCTGGCCAACGATGATTTCCTCATCCCTCGTCAGGGCGTCTACTCGGCAGCGGTGCTCTCTAGCTCGGTGTCAGGACCTTTTGACATCATCCCGAACGAGAGCATTTTCACGGTCGAGACGACCGGGGGTTCTGAGACACTGGACTTCGGGAACCGAGTTCTCATCCGGTTGACGACAGACCAGGTGATTCGCCGAGTACAGATCGCAGGCTGGACCCACGTGGAAGTCCGCAACGACAATGGATACCTGGTGTTGGTGGACCCCAACACCGTTGGTCCCTCGGCCTTCGTGAAGGTGACAGGGTCGGTGGCCGGGGGCTTGGGTTTCGGTCAACCGGGTGTTTCTGACCGACCGTGGGCGGCCTACGGGCGTGAGGTCTACCCCGGATGGGACCTGTACCTCCGCCCGGATACTATCACCAATCAGTTTGTCCGATTCCGCAAGCCCCTCCGGTCCAACCCGATGCTCAAGGTGACCTACTCGGTCCCAGTGCAGCGGTGCCTGCGGTGCCAAGCCAGCTTCATCGAGAACGACTACAGGTTCGATGAGAGCGGCAACATGATCATCATCCAGAATGAGGATCTGCTCTACCAGGCGGCCCTCAAGATTCTGCTGACAGATCGTGGATCCAACCCGTTCTATCCGTGGTACGGCACCACGCTGCGGCAGCGCATCGGAACCAAGGCTCTCTCGGGCGTGGCCTCAGTGCTGAGCGAGGATGTGCGGAAAGCACTGGGTCAGTTGCAGTCCCTTCAGGCTGACCAGGCCAAGTACCAGCAGATGTCGTTCAAGGAACGGCTCTACGCTGTGCTCGCCGTCAACGTGAAACGACACGCTCAAGACCCGACGACCTACCTCATTGAGGTGACGGTCCAGAACTCCTCGGGGCAACCCATCGAGTTGAACATCGTATTCTCGGTTCCTGAAGTTGTAGCCCTGATGGGGCGAAATGGTCTGATGCTCGGCACGGAAGCTGCGGGGCTGGGGACAGAGCAACTGTGGGGCCTTGCGGTGAATGACCGCAACCGCCTGACTGGAGGCCAGTGATGGCGAGTTACCCTCAGTTCAATGGTCCCGACAACGTTCTGCGGCAGAACTACTTTCTGTCCACCACGGTCTCACAGCAGTTCTTCACAGGAACGACGCCAGCGGACACAGTGGACATGCAGGTGTCGATCCGAGGGGCCGCTTTCACCAGCGACCCCAACCTGATCACTTTCGAGGGGACAACGTTCACGGTCCCCAACCCCTCCGCGTACCCAGATGGACTCCAGCTTCTTGCTGGTGGGAACAACATTCGGGTGAAAGCCATCCTCACGAATGGCTCCGCCACGCAGTTGGCGGTACTGGATGCTCACCTCTCCACTGAGGCAGACATTGGGGCCTTGGTTGCTTCTCCGACCGGCATCTATCTGGAGCGGTTCAACGCAACCGTCAAGATCACGGCTGAGGGTATTGAGGACAACGAGAACGTCGTCGGCTACCACTTCTATGCTAGCTCCCAGCCAGGTGGCGGGGATGTAGGGTACTTCCGGCTCAACCCCTCGATGGTCATCTCTGGTGAGGTGGTGGAAGCGGAGACAGATCTGGCATCCCTGGTCGTGGACAGCAATGTCGTTCTCGATTCCGAGGGGTTTCATGTGGCTGACCCGATGTACTTTCGTATGCGGGGGTCACAGGAAGACCAGAACGACGTCGAGTTGGGGGTCAGCTTCGACGAGCTGCTGAACATCCCTGAGACGACCGACCGGCTCCGGGTGGAGACCACCATCAAGAGTGTACGGGAGACCCGTAGGTACACTTTCGAGCATGACCGTCAGGCCACTCTGAGTAGCACCTACCCGGCTCTGCCCCACTCTGAGTTGTCAACGGTGCCCGAGAATACACCCTTGTACTATGTTGCCACCGCCGTTCATCTCATTGACGGTGTGGAGTACGAGAGCTTCTTCTCTCCTGAGGTGGTGGGGGCACCGTTGCGGATCATGCCGACGGTGGGTTCTTTCCCCCAGGTGACCCGGCAGCAGATGGTCCGCAAGGCTGTACTATCCATCTACAGGAGCCAGCCTCAAGTCCGTGTGGACCCCGGTTCGGCCTTGCGGGATACGTTCATCGACCCCTTCGCCACCGAGGCCGACCGGATTCGGTTCATCGTCGATTTCCTGCATAACGCTCAGAGCTTCGCCACTTTGCTGCTCATCGACGACCCCACGTTGTCGGGATTCCCTGTAGCGGTGAGTCAGTCAAGCTACAAGACGGCTCTGCGGGAGGCTTTCCACCTAACGAGCGATGACCAAGTACAGACGATCATCGACAACGCTTTCGATAAACTCGCTAGCAACCACGGGGTTATCCGAGAGGGCGGGAAGCGAGCCCGTGGTGAGGTGACCTTCTACGTCGTGGACAAGCCCACGGCTTCCATCACCAAGAGCATCGGTACTCTCCTCTCGGCAGGGCAGGCCACGTTCCGCACAACGTCCACAGCACTGATCTCCCCCACGGGGGTCGGTCGGAACTACAACCCGAAGACGGGCCGGTACATCGGCCGAGCCTTCATCCAGGCGGACTTCGCAGGTTCTGCTGGGAACCTGGCGGGTGGGCAGATCACCGTCATCCGCAACAACGACCTCAACGTTCGGGTCACGAATGAGTCCCCGACGTTCGGGGGTACAGACCGTGAGTCCAATCGTGACCTCGCCTTGCGGGCTTTGCGAGTCCTGGCCGCTGTGGACTCGGGGACCCTTCAGGGCTACGTCAACAATGCCACAAACACCCCTGGTGTCGCTCAGGTGAGCGTCATCCATGCAGGCCATCGCCTAATGATGCGCGACCGGAATGAGACCGGGCGGCACGTGGGTGGTAAAGTGGACATCTACTTGCGGGGGGAGTCACAGGCCCGGGTGACCGACGTCTTCGCTTTCGCCTTCGAGACACGGGATCATCAGCAGTTCGAGCCGGTCGGGGATCTGGCTACGTTGCGGTTCCGGGCCATCGACCCAGCGCTGAGTGCAGACAACCCGCTCATCGAGATGCTTGACCTTCCCACGCTTGACCTGGTGTTCGAGAACGTCACCAAGAGTGCTCTGTTTGACCTGACCGACGTGGAGTACGTCGCCTACAACGAGATCCAGCTCTCGACGGACTACAACGACCCCACCGTCCATGCCCTGACCGATGAGTTCCGGGGCAGTTACCGCTACCGGACCAGCAACAAGTTCGTGCTCACCCGACAGCCCGTCATCTCAGTGTCTCGGTTCGAGGGGGAGCAGACAGGTCTTCTTGCAGAGGGCATCTACGACCTCTACCGGGCTTCGGATCCCTTGGTACTGGGGCGCTCCACGATGGCTGGGGACTATGTACAGGTGACGGAACCACTGACCAGTGGGGCCACCATCCCGTCATCAACACCTCTGACGGTGACAGGGGAGAGCCACTCGATGCTCACTGGCATCGAGTACCTCGACAACCTTGGGGCCAACCACCTGACAGTGAGGGTCTGGAACTTCGACCGAACCATTGAGTACAACGGGCCTCTCTCGACGGACCCCCAGCGGGATTTCACCATCATCTACGGGGATGAGACCACTCCCTTGGGCATCCAGCTCACGGATGCCAGTCGCATCGTAGAGGGGCAGACCGTTCTTGTGGACTACTCCCATGATGAGAACTTCATCGTGGAGTATCTGGTCAACGCAGTTGTCTCAGCCGTTCAGGATACGGTTGACAACGATTCCCACATCACAGCGGATGTCATCGCGAAGTGGGCTGTAGAGGTCCCGGTGGACCTTTCGGCCACGATCGTCCTCCAGCCCAACACCAGTGAACGGACTGTGGACAGCAATGTTCGCACGGCACTGGCTCGGCTGTTCGGGAACTTCGGGCTGGGCACCCCAGTTCGTCAGTCGGATGTGATTCGTGCACTCGATGCGGTGACTGGGGTGGATTACGTGGTGACCCCGCTGGTCAAGATGGTCCGGGGTGACTCCGCTCAGGTTGTCCGTGAGGTCATCACCACGGACACTGACGGGGATTCTTTCCGTGTGGACGGTTGGTCTTCGGCCACGACCAACGTGTACCTCATCAAGAACGCCTTGGATTCCGCAACCTCTGATGCCGGTGGTGAGCGCAAGGAGTTCCGAGGGGTGTTCCAGGATGAGGCATCTCTCGTTCATCACGAGATCCCCCCGAACATCAACGGATTCCCGTTGAGGGCTTCCGCTGGTGGTTGCTTCATCATCGGCGGGGATGGCCTGAACATCCCAGGCTACTCGGACAACACGACCATCGAAGCGAGCTACGTTCTTCCCAGTGACGTGGACAAGCGGGCTGCCGAGATCCTGCGGATTCGCAAGATGCTCACCAGCAATCGTGTCTTGGTGAGTTTCGTGCCGGGTGGGGTTCCACTGGACACCCCGACACTGCATGACTATGCCGTCACCTACGTCGTGATGGGGGATACAGGGGTCAAGAACATCGAACCAGGCCCTATCGAGCACTTGGTGCTCGGGAACCTGAACTTCGTGTACGACCAGGTGAGCTGATGATCTACGACCGTGAAGCCATCAAGAACGAGAAGATCCGGGTCTTTGATGCCGAAGGCCGACAGATCGAACGTCCTCTCCTCATCGACGACGTGCACAAGAGGGTATGGTCCCATCCTCTCCTACGGGGTTGTCCAAGCCGCTGTACCGAGTTGGACTACACCCAGGAGGATTTCCTTTCCAGGGTACGTTCCTGGCAGGACGAGTGGGGGACGGTTGAGTCCACCTACACTCGGATGGAGAAGGGCTGATGGCCGACAAGCCCGCTGACAAGAATCTGCTTCCGAGCTTGCTGGTGCAGAACCCTTCCCCAGTGGGGGGAAGCGGGCAGGGCCGTATCAAGACCCGGCGGGAGCAGGTGGACAGCATCATGTCTGTCTTCCTCCAGCTCCTACCCTCGAACTACGTCTCGCAGGTTCAGGGTCCCTTCTACACTATCCAGTTCCAAGCGGCGGCGGAGGCCATCGCGGACTTCCAGATCACCGCACAGGAAGCCTTCGCGGACTCCGACTACGACTACGTTCGCGGCGAGTTCCTGTTCCAGCTCCTTGGTAGCCTGGTCTTCCCGGATGCCACCACGGATGGTTTCCCGACTCTCAAAGGCGACCTGACCTATCGAGAGTTCCTCAAGCGGATGGTTCAGCTTCTGCTCCAGGGGGCAACGAAGTCCACCATCGAGGGTGGGCTTGAGCTTCTGTCGGCAGCCACGTTCACGGTCATCGAAAAGGCCCTTGCAGCTCGGAGCACTACGAAGAAGGTCTGGAACGTCACAACGGGGCGATGGGAGATCCAGCCTGGTTCGGCATGGGGGCTGGATGACCAATTCGAGTTCGAGATCAATGTCTCGCACACGGATCCCGACACGGGGCTGGAGCGGTTTCCTGAGGACCCCTATGTCCTTCAGGAGAACGTCCGTATCGTGATGCGGGCTTTGAAGCCCGCCCACACCTTGTATGAGTACCGGCACCTGTTCACAGAAGTCTTCGGGCAGTTCTTTTCCGCATCCTCCTCTTGGGATCTGTCGAGTTACTACTACGAGGACTTCCGCAAGTTCTGCTGCGGGACCAAACAAGTCTCGGGAGCGGCGGGGATCACCTGGACCGACCGGACTCTGTTCAGTGACACCACCGTGGAGTTCGACCAGATCTCCGTTGGTGCCGATTTGGTGGTCCTATCAGGACCCAACTCAATCCACATTGGTGGTCTGGAAGGTACAGGTGCCTCTACAGATTGGCGGCAGGTGGGCCGTTACCGGGTCGAAGATGTACTTGCGTTTCCTGTGGGTACAGATGCCACCGCGAGGGCATACACGACGGTTCCGGGCAACCTATCGGGATTTGCTACGGTCACCGGAGATGTGATCGAGGATGCGGACCAAGACTGGAGCTTGGCCGTTGAGGGTGAGGCTCTGACGTTCACCACTGGCCCTAATGCTGGGACCTACCGGCTCAAGTGGGTTCAGGGCAATGACGGTGGGCCAGTTGGTGAAGCCGCCGGACCTGGAACCCGAGTGCGGGTCGCTCTCTGCTTGCTCCGCCTTGATCGTCGAATGAAGGTCGCCACGACAGGGCAGCAGTTCACCGTCTCTGTGGATCGACTCGGGGTGCAAGAACCTCATCAGGTCACGGGAGAGGATGCCAGTCTGTTCTTCGTGGAGGACGGCGGCGGTGTGCTGACCAGGGACCGTCTCCTCACCCAGCGAGGCCCTCTGGTCAAGAACTGGGGAGATGCGACTCCTGCTACTAAGCAGGATGTCACGGTGTGGGTGGACGGCCTTGAGGTCACAGTAGCCTCGGTCAACCCATACATCGGTGAGATCGTTCTGGCAGTCCCACTGGCTCTGACCCCACCGGGCACGGTGGAAGTGCTGGTGGACTACGTCTGGTTCAAGTCCCCCATTATGGAGATGGCTGGGCTGAACACACCAGGCTTGGTGTTGAACAAGTTCGACTGCCGCCACGGTCACCACGACCCCGCAGCACACGGTGATACCGTCCAGACTCTGCCTGCTTTCCCGAAGGGGGCGGTGGACACTAGTCGGTTCCCGATGAACATCGTGCTGGGGCCAATCGAGCGGGTGAAGCCTCTCTACATTGGCCACCGCTACCTGGGTTTTGAGCGGGCCTACTCGGCCCTGATCAACAGCCCCACGACTCTGTTGCTCAACCAGGCTCCAGGCCGTGTCTCCGTGCCTGGGTTCGAGCGCTTTGTAGGGGGCGTCAATGCCGCTTACGAAGGACTGGTCAAGCCTGTAGTTGCAGTGCCCGCTTGGGCTCTGGACGGCACAGACTACGGTGGGGTGGACCACGATTCCGACACGGGCCTGGACCTTGGGACCTACACCATCATCGATCCCCTCCTGGGTGAGGTTCCCAGCACGTCGGCGACGACCTATCATCGAGGGCTCGACCTCACCTACCCATCGAGCATCAACCTGGTGGCTCGATTCCAGGTTGACTCTGTCCTATTCGATTCGGGTCATCCCAATCCAGGCGGTCTGCCTGACACCCCTACGACGGAAGGGGTGTTCACCGGGGTTGGCTTTGGTCTGCATGACAACCGATACCTTTACTTCTGTGGCATTCTGCGGGTGAATGGGGTTGAGCACGTTGGGCTTTTGCTCAACCCGAAGCGGCTTCATGAGTGGTCTGCCTGGGACATTGGCCCCAGAGCCATCCTGACGGCCTCCTCTCAGACGATGGGTGCTTTTCCCACCGTGCAGGTGCCCACTGGATTCATCGTGGGTTCCCGGTTCCAGAGGATGGAAGGAACCCAGATCGGGGTGTACACCGCAACGTCCGTCACTGCTCAGAGCAATGGGACGACGACGGTCGAGTTCACCCCGGCGCTGCCCTCTCCCTGGGACACCTTCGGGAACAAGTACACCGAGATGGTGTTCGAGACGCGGGCGAGCACCAAGCCATTTACCTATCGCATCGACCTGGACAACAGCCAGCAGCTTGCGGAGTTGCGGATCTCTGGTGAGACGGCCGGGGTGGTCGCGACCATCGACGGCAACGTCCCTGCCCTGCCCCCGGCTTCGCAGACGACTCTGCTCCTTCCACGGGAGATCGTGGGTCAGGTCTTCTGGGGTTCCCTGAGTCGTCAGGCGACAAGCCGTGCAACCTGGTCGTTCCTGCGCTACGGCCTCATCCCGGACCAGGTGTTCTTGAAGGGACATTCCGTCTCTGTGAACACCGAGATGGCTGTTCTGCCGGATGACAACTCCACAGCGGATGGTGGGGCCTGGTGGCCATCGACGATGTTCGGGGACACCACTGTGGACGCGGGCTCCTTGCTCCTCAAGGCGACCTCCACGGATGACGCCGTGCTGATGGGGTTGGGTTACACCCGGGTGGAGCCCTTCTTTGCCCCGGACTCCATTCTGGACTTGCAGGCCACGTTCCATATCGACACGGCCACGGATGGTTCAGGGTGTGTCGGGATCGACCTCGACGACACTAACCGTGTGGTCCGGGTTCGTGCCCTGCTCGTGCGGGAGAACTTCTCGGCGGATCCGACTCTCTACCGGAGCCTGGTGACCCTGCCACAGGTGAGCATGGCCGGGCTCGTGCCGCCGGAGCAGATGGACTGGGCTGCCGAGACGGGCTCCACCCTGACTGGGTTGCACGAAGGGGCTCAGTTCGTCACGCAGCAGGACGAGGACAACCGAGGGCGTTGGGAGGCTTTCCTGACCTGGGGAGCTGGTGGGGAGACCATCATCCAGGAAGATGAAGGCCGGATACTGGAAGCCAAGCTCGAAGTAGTGGCCGTGACACCCAATGTTGCTGGGGACACGGGCATCGTGTTCGGTTGCCAGATGGTAGGGACTACTAGCCCCTATGCCGTGGTGCAGGTGGAGATTGGTGGGACCTCGGGCAACGAGGAGGTACGTCTTCGTACTGCTTCTGGGGCCGTGGTTCAGGCGTACCCTTTCGACTGGACGGGAGAGGTACACACCTACCGTGTGCTGGCCGATCGTGTGCTGGATACGGTGACCCTGGTCATCGACGATGTGGTTCAGGCCCCTGCGGTGGCATTCACTCTTTTCACAGGAGGCGTCAACAACACTCAGGCCTTCTTCGGCTGCTCTGGGCGTGACCTCGCCAACCTGTATGACCCCAACCTCACGGCGAGCGTAGAGTGGCATTACGTCCACGTTCACGCTCAGGCCCCTGCTGACCTGGTACGGACCCTTGGCGTCGTGCGGGGCATCAGTGAGCCCTTGGATCTCACTGACATCAACAACTACGAGTTGCCCCGCACGGACGTCACGACAGCCCCCAACTCGTGGGCTACAGGGCCAGCGATCGAGTGGTGGGACTGGCGGTCAGACATTGAGTTGCAAGCCTATCGTGACCCGACGTGGGGTGTTACCATCCTCCGGCCGGACATCCCTCTGGTCCCCGGGGTGGATCCGCCTTGGTATTCGGCGGGTGATTCTGACATAGGGCCTTCTGCCGGCTGGATCAACGTCGAGTACCGAGACCTCCCACGCAGCCCTGGCAACAATCTGGGGTTGATCACTTGGGGGTCTATCAACTCTCAGAACCTCTCTCAGTCCCGCTGGGACTGGGTCCGTTACCAGCTCTTCAAGCACCCGACCGAAGACCGCATTGCCCCGGAGCATATGGTCCTCAACCAGTTCAACGTCATCGCGAGTGGCGAGCTGGGACAGGACCGTGCGTTGGAAACGGTCATCATCCAGACGATGGACACAACACGTCTGAGTTTGATGCCCACGCACCTCTACGCCAAGAGCGTGTACAAGGTCATCGACGGGTCCACGATCTGGACGAGCGACTACTGGAAGTTCGACCCCCTCGCCCAGCTCCTCACCCTTCAGCCGGATCCTCTGACCGGGGCGGTTCGGGAGTTCTCGGCTGAGCACGCCAACGTCACGGTGATGTTCTTGCCGGGTAAGCCGGTGACGAACACCTACCTGGCCCTTCAACCTTTGCTCGATGGCGTCACCCTCCTCAACGAGGGGACACCACCGATTCCGAAGAGTCAGGTTGGCAATGCCGTAGCCACCGTGGTGGACGGGGTGCTCACCTACAGTGATGTGGCCGGGACCCACTACGAGGACTTGGAGTTCATCGAGGTCACTAATGGTGGGTCTCCGGGGCTTCTTGCAGCGATCTGTGAAGGTGGTCCTGGTCTGGGGTTCTCGGGCCTGGCCACTGATGAAGGCGAGGACATCTACTCCCTGACTGGGACTGGGGATCCTCTTGGTGGGGCAGGGTTCATGGCGAACCACTTCGCCACGGGGGACAAAGTCGGCCGAGCAGTCGGGGCCGAGGTCTTTGCCTTTGAAGGCACGCAGTTCTGGCAGAAGGTGGTGACCCCCAAGGATGCGTCCTATGACCCCTCGGGCGGTCTACTGTTTGCCTCTGGTGGCTCCTACGGGCTCGGTGGGGGGACTCTGGGACCGGGATCGGCCCACCTCTACCCCAGCAAGCGTCGGTTGATTCCTGGGCAGGGAGTGGAGCAGCAGGCCAACATCAACCTGAAGCTCTCTGGAGTGACCTCGGGTGGGATCGAGGTCCCGCTGGTCGAGGACAACTCCGGGGCGATGTCGGACAAGCTCTCAGATTTCTACTTGGCCTATCCGGTCATACCGGACCCCATCAGCCCAGACTTTGGCCTGGCTCCTGTTGAGGTCCACATCCCGGTGGCGATCATACCGGGTCCCATCAGCCCGGACTTCGGGTTGGCATCCCCCACTGTGGATGCTGTGTATCCTGACTTCTTCGTGGCCCCGTCGTTCAACGGTAGCAGCTCCGCTATGGCTCCCGATGGATCGGGTGGCTACTACGTGGGGGGAGCTTTCACCTCCGTCACCGATTCCGTCGGAACCTACGCCCGCAACCGGGTGTGTCACCTGGACAGCAACGGATTGGTGACCGCCTGGGACCCCAATTGTGATCAAAACGTCTATTGTGTCTATGTCGGTGTGGATGGGGTCTATGTCGGTGGTCGATACACCACTATTGGTGGAGCCGCACGGTCGAACATCGCTCGGCTAGACCCTGTTACGGGACTCGCTGATAGCTGGGACCCAGGCACCGACAGCTTTGGGGTCAATTCCGTTGCAGAGGATGGGAACGGCATCTATCTGGGAGGTTTCTTTGCGAATGCGGGTGGAGCCGCTCGCAACTACATCGCCCGGATTGACCCCGTAACAGGACTCGCCGACGCTTGGAATCCCAATGCAAGTCAGACCGTCTCGCACATTGTTGTCGATGCCGCTGGCATCTATACGGTTGGATCGTTCACGACCATCGGAGGAGCATCCCGTAGTCGCATTGCTCGGCTGAGTCCCACTACAGGGTTGGCCGATGGGTGGAACCCCAATTCGAGTTATTCAACTCGCCGGATCATAGTGGACCCCGCTGGGATCTACGTCATCGGGGACTTCGCCGCGATTGGCGCAGTATTCAGGAACCGGGTGGCTCGGATCGATGCCGTTACAGGATTGGCGGACTCCTGGGATCCGGATGCAGATGCTACACCGTTACACTTGGTGCCGGATGCCGCAGGGGTCTACATTAGTGGGTATTGCCATACCTTTGGGGGGGTGACTACTCGTAACCGTATTGCTCGATTGGACCCCATCACGGGTGCCCCAGACGCCTGGGACCCGGACTGTGGTTACACCTCCACCTATGCTCAGAAGGTCGAGTGTTTTGTGGTTCGTCCGGGGAGCGGTCGGGTGGTCATCGGTGGAACCTTCTCTGCCGTCACCAACAACAAATTGAGCGGCGGGACGAACTTCGCCGTTCTTTCTCCATAGGATTGAGAACATGGCTGATACATACCTGGGAGGCCATGCCCTCTCTGCACCGAAAGTCATCCCAGCAGGGGACCTTCCCTTTCTTGCAGATGGCGAAGTGTTGGTCTCCCCCGTTGATGCGGGCACCCCTGATGCTGGGTTGCTGGACATGATCACGCACTGGTACGGGAGGGCAACACACCTTGCGTTCTGCACTGCGGACCCCGGAAAGACAGGGGCCAATGAGCAAGCAGGATCCAGGATCGCCATCTCGGTCGCTTACAGCGGCATCGAGCTGGTGGTGAATGGTGACACGAATGGCAACGTGGATGTCGGTGGGTTCACGGCAACACACTTCACGTTGTGGGAAACCATCTGAGCACGGGCTGGCTCTTTGGAAAATCAACTTGATTTCTCATCACGTTATCTCGGCTATGCGGTTGAGAGGGGTAGGATGGACCTGTGCCCCCAAGCCTGTTCCGAACGCTCCCTTGAGGTGAACTGATGGCGCTCCTACAAGACAGAATGCGGCTGCAAGCGGCCTACCAGCAGTTCAAGATGGGGCTGGGAATGTTGTATCCAGAGCAAGGTCCCGGCCCCAAGGGCACCTTCATCTTCGACATGAAGGACGCCAAGACGGGTGAGCAGCTCGTTTATTGGGAGAGGGACAACATCATCACCCTCGATGCAGGCATCGCAGCGGCGGCCCATTTCAAGGGCGACCTGACGGGTGGGCTGAAGATGCTTGCCGTGGGGACGGGGGCAACGGGAGCAGTGCTTTCACCGGATGCTCCGCAGAACACTCAGCGGAGGCTCAACACGGAGATCGCCCGCAAGGCCTTCTCGTCTACGACCTACCGCACAGCGGCAGGCGTCGCTGTTGCGTACCGAACCAACATCGTGGACTTCACGACGAGCTACGGTGAGTCAGAGGCCGTGGGTGCTCTCAACGAGATGGGCCTGCTGGTGCCCGCCTCGCTCAACCCGGCTATCACGAACCCCATCGTCAATGGCCCCTCGGACTACGACCCCTCCATCGACGTGGACGGGTTCGACCTGATGGCGAATTACCTAACATTTTCCGTCGTCTCGAAGCCCGCGACAGCGATTCTTGCCATCACCTGGCGCTTGAGCTTCTAGGAGGCGCCCTGTGGCGGTCAAGGACCATTCCGAATATTTCGACGGGATTCAGATCGCCCCGACGCCGGTTGGCCTGCGAGTACCGAACACGGTATCCAGGTCGGCCGGGACAGGGGAGCGGTCGTTCCTCGCCGTGATCTCCGAGTCTGGGAAGCCAGTGCTCGACTGCGAGCTGAACCTTCACCAGGCCGCCCAATGGATGGAGAACTATCTCCTTCGTCGTTGGGATACTGGTTCTGGTTGGCTCCGAGGTCGGACACACCAGGATGCCTACTGCGACTGGGGCACCGAAACAGCTCCTGTAGGCATCACGGATGACTCCGCCTTGGTGGACATTCCCCTGGGCATTCCTCTCATCCATGCAGACAACACACTGACCAGCTCGCTGGTGCTTCCACGGCTGGAAGCGGTGGTGGCCGGCTACCCCGTGGTGGTGGAGTTCACCAACACCCAGGTGGCAGGGTTCAACCTGATCGGCCTGTCCCCAGCGAAGATCTATGATGGCACCAACGCCACCGTGAAACGGACGGACTTCGTGTTCCTCGAAGTCTGGCGAGCCCTCGTTGCCCCATCCCTACCTGCAACCGCACAGGTGCAGGTCATTTCCGTCGGCGACATCGTGCCGGGCGACATCATCTCCATCAACTCTCTGCCGTTGACGGCCATCGCAGTGGGTCCTCCTGGAGTTGATGAGTTCGTGATCGGTGGTACAGAGACCGCAACGGCCACGAACATCGCGACGGCCATCAACGACGTGGGCAACTCCTTCGCCACCATCGTGACAGCGGTGGATTCTGGCAGTGACGTGAACTTGACGGCGGTAGAGCCCGGAGCGGGCTCTGCCCTCTTGTTCACAGGCAACTTCATCACCTTGTCTGTCACCGTGGGGACGGTGGGGTGCATGACTGTCTCGGGGGCTCTGTTCACCGGTGGTGAGGACCGCCCGAACAAGCCGACTACGTCACAGGGTCAGATTTTCCGGCACGGCAACGTGCTCTCCCCGTCGCCTGTGTGGCTCGACGATGAGATCTTTGACCCAGTTGCCAACACGGAGACGAGTCAGCGCATCCAGCTTCAGTACCGGGTCCGAGTCACGGACGATTCCGAGGCGATCAACTACAAAGTCAACCCCGATGGATTCTCCAGCCGCATTGCTGGTGGTGGACCCCTCGATGCCGCTGTGTTCGCCCAAGGCAACCGTGCGGTGCCTGTCTGGACAGGCAACGGCGTGGACACCTTGTCCTTCCCCTTCGTCCCTGCGGATGGGGCCAGTACCTGGCTCGATACGTCGGCAGTGGATTTCGGGTGGAAGGACGATGGGCTGTACGTGGCTGGTGACGGATCCGAGGCGGCTGCTCAGGCCCTTGGGGCCATCGACGGGTTCGTCTACGCCATCCCCATCGCGTTCGTGCATCGCCACAACGATGCCAGCGACGTGTTGGCCGCCATCCTGGGGTTTGACCCAGTGGCGAACACCAATGGCGCCCCGGTGTACGACCACGCAGGGTTCGTTGGGGTGCTGGGAGCAGTTCCCGCAGGGGCTTCGGACCGACCTGATGGACACTTCTGCGATGTCATCACACAGGAGAACCTGCTCGATCTCCGGCGTCACGTTGTCCCCTCTGGCATCGATCTGGCCACCGAGTTGCAGTACCAGGTGCAGAGTCTCCTGGACGGCAGCCTACGGACCTGGTCGGTGGATACCGCCAGCAAGCAGGTTCTTGGTGGAGCCTCGGGTGACGTCTCGACTCGCTACCTGATCTGCAATGAGATCGGCCGCACTATAGCAGAAGGTGGCGGGGCACCCGGCTCTGGCGAGAGCACTGACCGAGGCGTACTGGTACGCAGTTACGACCACATTGCTCGTCGCTTTGGAGCCCAGCCCGTCGTAGAACGGGTGGTGATTGGGTACTGGCCTGGCGACCGGGATGGGGTGGCTGTCCTGCCGGGCACGAACAACCCAGGCAAGTATGTGACCAAGGACGTTGCCTCAGCGACGACCTGGTACGAGGGCGACGTACTCCATCTGGACCTGGAGTTCCTGAACGCAACGACGCTGGGTGGCCTGTTCGACAGCCGCAACGGGGCGGGTGACGGTGGTGGAGGCTCGGGTGTCGGGATGCCCGACCAGAATTTCTTGGCGCTCGCACCGACGGGCACGGTCATCACGGACGTGCTCAATGCGTGGCACGATGACGGCCACTATGACCAGGTAACCAACCAAAATGTGCAGTTCGGGATCATCAAGGGGTTGGGGACCACGCATCTTGAACTGACCTTGGATGCCAATGACACCCTGACCACTGAGGGGCAACCCATCGCTGGACCCAACATCGAGCACAAGATGGCGGGTTCGGGTGTCTTGGCTGCTCCGGCGGACTATGGTTCTCCTCGTCGCATCTTCTTGGAGGTGGAGATCACCTATCCAGTGGGTGAGGGGACGACGGACACCGTAGACTTCGAGGTGGATCCTGACGTCACCGTCTACTCGGATGACGTGCTGACGGTGACGGGACCCGGCCCACTGGTCGAGAATGACATCCTCCAGCGTCCGGCGGACTATGAACTGTTGCTCCCTGCCCGCTATCGTCTGGCCTACCGGGAGATCCAGAGCGAATACATCGCCAACGACACCATCGCCCACGGTGCTCCTCTGGCGGGAGACCCTGTTGGTACAACCACGGTGGAGCAGATCGTGTCCCTCGACCGGGACACTCTACGATTCCCTCGGCGGGTCTGGAGCAATGGGGCTGGGCTTGGTTTGTCTGTAGAGGACACCCCCATTGTGTCGCCCATGACTGTGGACGTGGCGAATTCTGAGTTGGGCTCCTCCAGCCGAATCATCGAGCTGGATACGGCCCTCACCGGTCTCCTTTCCGGTGTGGGTCACACGCTGTGCACCATCACCTACTTCGCTCAGGACCCCATTCCGAACTACGGGGTGAACGGTGCGGGCTACCAGATCTCATACTACTTCCGCTCGAACTCCCCGCAGACGGCAGGGACCAAGGAAGGTGACATCACCTCGACGGGAACTGGGACGTTGCCCACCACCCTTCAGGTGGAGCCTCTGCTGACCAGCCCAAGTGTCTGGACAGGCCAGCTCGGCATGGGTGGCTGCGACAAGTCCTTCCCGTACAACGCTCCTCTGGATCAGATTCCGTTGAACGACGGGACTGACACCACCGAGGAATGGTTCTTTGCGGCGACAGCCGAGGTTGCGGTCGCCGACTTCGATGCCTCTACAGGCCTGCTCAACCTGCACGCTTTCGTGCAGCAGGACGTGCAGGACATCCTGAGTCTCGGTGGGGCAGGGGCCACCGAGAAGCCCCGGCAGGATGCGGAGTTCCGGGCCTACTACCCGTTCGCCGATGATACGGCCTACCGACCCACCGTGATGGCTCAACCCTTGTCCGGGGCAACCCGACACAAGAGCTTCGTGCCTTTCTTGGCTCGGGCTGTGGCGGATGTACCTGGGGTGGACGGGGGCCTGCTCTTCCGCAAGTCGGAGCTGCTCCTTGTGGTTCTCTCTCGGTTTGCTGAGCTGGACGCTGAGAACAACGTCCGGTTCGTGGACCCCATTGCGGACAACCGGACCCTGGCGGCAGTTTACCGGACCCGCAATCTGCTGCTGACCGTGGGAGGTCGTACATGCCTCGGATCCTGAACCCTGGGACCCTGAACACTGGTCCTGGCAAGATGGCCCCCGATGCCACGACGGTACGTCCTGGGTTGATTGGGCCGGGGCTGGTTGGCCCAGGGCCGAATGTCGGGGAGATCGACAAGGGTGCCCTACCGGGCGTCCCGGGGGCGTCCCTGCTGGACTCTCTTGCCCACCACACAGACCCTCGTACAGCAGACCACGAGAAGCTCTTTGCGGACCTGTTCTCCTCTTGGGTCATCCGGGGTGGGGAGATGACCACGGCCCCCCTCGGCATAGACGACATCCTCGACTTTGCTGAGCTGACCGTCCTCATCGCCGGTGTCCGCACCGTGCTGCCGGCCCAGAGCTTCCAGGTGGATGCCACCCTGGGAGTTGAGGGCTACGTCTATATCGACGGGACGGATCCCTACTGCCCGGTGTACGCTTACACCAACGCCCTTCCTCTACCTCTTTCCAACGATGTCTTGGTCGGGGAGTACACCCCGGATGGTTTCGGGATTGTCCTAGCCTACTACGATCTCCGCCAGCCTTTGGTGGACGTAGACAAGCGACTCGACATCACAGTGGGGGCATACACAGGCCATGACCAGCCGGGGGACGCTCACTTCAACGAGCTGGCGGATGCCGTGGAGTTCGTCGCTCGGACGACGAACGTCTCGAACGGCCAGTTCCGCCGCATCAAGATCATCGGCCCGACGGAAGAGGACATCACCAAGCTCCCGATGAACTTCGCCATCAGCGGCCTCATCATCGAGGGGGCTGGTCGGCGTGGGGATGGATCTGTAGGCACCTCCTACGAGGTCACCTGGAGGGGTGACGCACCCTCTCTGTTCAACTTGAATGGGTGCTCGGACTGGATTATCCGGGATGTGGCTTTCCGGTTTGATGACCAGGCTGCTCCTGACCTCGGTTCCACCACCAACCGGAACCTGTTCGTGGTGGACAGTGGGCTCGCATCGAACATCGTCTTCGAGAACCTCACCCTGGCTGGACCGGCCCACAGTTTCTTGTTCCACCCTGGTGGCTTCGGCCCCACGTTCGGGGTGAGCAACCTCCTGTTTCGGAATTGCACCGCTCTGGATCTGACCGACACCGCGATCTATGTGGACAGTGCGGTAGACACATCAGATCGCGTGCTCATCGAGCACTGTAACTTCACCGCCCGCAAGAGTACGGATGCCCCGGGTCCCGCTCTGGGCCTGATGACGCCCTACGGGATCATCCATGCTGGCCAGTGTATCGGTTGGACAGTGCGGGACACCATCCTGACAGGTGGGGATACCGGGGTCTTTGCAGATGGGTTGGGTCCAATTCTGATCGACAACTGCACCATCTCAGACACGGATGAGCAAGGCGTCTACCTGGGATGTCCCTATA